GCGCGTAAGTATCTACTCAAAATCCGTAGTCAACCTTAATTATCTTCCGAACAACTTCGGATGAGACACTAAGGCCAAGACGGCTCGCGCCGACGATCTCAGCTAGATGTTCTAGCTCGTCGACACGGACACCATACCGCCGAGCCAACGACTCGGTGGGTATGCGCCCGATACTACCAACGCTACCATGATAGTCGCTGTAGATCGGGGTGGTAGATGTGCACCTTACGTGCGCGCGTTGAAAGGCGTCGTTGATGATGTGGTCACCATCGTAACGCCGCCCCAGCGCGACGCCCTCATTGTGAAGGCGCGCCCGCTCCTCAAGCGGGACTTTGCTGGACCCTGGTAAGTCTCCGGAAATCGTTCCGAACTTTAAGAACCAAACACCAAGGTTCATCCAGGGTACCGCGCGACCCTCCACCATAGTGAAGGAGCGTTTGAGGAATTGAATCTGTTCGTCACATTCACACACCTCGTTGGTCACTATGTAACCGGCGCGGTCTGCGGCCTGGATTAACATGTCCAAGGCGGCAGCCTTTGATGGAGGCCCCAAAGCGGCCTCCAAATGCTCATTGTAGAGCAGTAAGAAAGATAGAAAAATTGCCATGTTCGCAACGTTGTTCACGTAAGTCGTGAGCACGCTACCCGAAAACAAACGATGACACGAAGGGGTCAAAGTTTGTCGAGCACCGCGCCCATGCTTAGCGTGTTTAACGCGAAACAAAAGCGACCACGTAAGTTGATCAAAAAGCCGCTCAGCGACAGTCGCAAGAAACGCCACGCCAGACATCATATAAAATGCTAGCGCAAAGACAGGCGTAAAATGCGAACCGTCGCAAGCAGATATGTCGAGATTTAAACGCAGAAGGACCACCTTCCCATCGTAATCGACACATTTGATGGCGTAACAAGAGTCGTCCGAATAATACAGACACTCTACGTTGCGCTCACCACTGACCAACCTAGTGAAAGCCTCAGAAAGCGCATCCCCAGAGGGGCAGCCAACAAAAGTGGCCCTGCCGCCCCGCACATCGTACGGAGCGGCACACGCTTCCTTGACAGTTTCCATCAAGTAACCGCCGACCAACGACGCTTCAGTCGTCAAATCAACAGTCATCCGGTTCTTACCACCGGGTTTTAACCCCTCCGTCTTCTTGAACTGAGCAGTAGCGCAGCGCTTACGCTCAGAACGCGACAACATGCCAGCATCGTTCGCGACGCTATCGAGCCAAGTATACCAGCGCAATTTCATCTTTGCGTGGACCTTGGCTGCGTCGCGCTCGACATTGCCGGCGTGGTCGCTAGACAGAATGAGTTGCCGAGTCGTAATTTGGTCGCGGAGCCAAACACCCCACTCCACGACGCACGGATGAGCGAACCACAGCTTTTGCTTCGCTATCAACATCTCGTGCACACCTTTACGATCCGGTTTTCGCTTTCCAAGCAACCGAGAAGCTGCATTGAGGTAGGAAACTCCACCTTCGGCGTTAAAGCACACCGCACTTGTGAAAACGGGCCCGAACACTGTTCGGTACTCGTTCACATCTACCCCGTCCCACACCCTAAATTCACCACTACTATCAACAACGTCACCCCCCTTAAACCGCGAACCGCCCCACCTACCGACGTCAAACTCGAAGGGTTCAAGAGTAAGAATTTCTTGCATACTCAACTTATAAAAGTCGAACTCTTCAAGCCCGTCTGGAGGGGGCAGTCACGATCCACTACCCCACCCCTTGCCGTCACTACGGGCAGGGGCAGAGCACGAAAACACATTCGCGCGATCGCGTTTGGCTTTCAGGGCTGATAAATGCTGATGAGCATATTCGGCGGTGTCGGATGCCATAATGGTGGACATCCGCCCGGCGAAACTCTTGGTGAGCTCCGCGAACATATTGTCGAGGTTTATCTCAGTTCGCTTAGCACCAGCTTTCAACTGGACCAAATGATCGAAGGCCTCGACATGTACCTGGCGAAGGGCGCAAGATTTATATCCGAGAGACAACATAATGTCGTCCTCACAGACAATTGGGGTGCGCAAGGTCTTGAGCGTTCCGATCCTTCGGAACGTCGCAAGATCATTGTTGATCGGTTGCACGGGGTTAACCCTATCACCACCGTCTGTACGTAGATCAATGACGCCGCGAACCCTGTTCACGGAGTCATCAATAGCGGTGCACACGCCGGGCCCGACAATGCCGAGGCGTTCAGCCTCGTACTTCATGCCGGCGCCGCAAGCGACGAACGCACCAACAGACAGCGCGATGGGCAAGTGGACTATGCAGGCGGTAACGATAAAACCCACCTTCATAACCCCAAAGCCCGCCAGGCGCGCAAACTTCCAGGGAACGGCTTTCCTGGAATAGAGAACAATTTCCATCGAACGGTCATGATCGACCGGTCCAATCGGATTGTCCAGAGTGTCCTCGAGATCAAGTAACTCGTCGTTGAGTCTTACAACAAGACGATTACCGATTGCTGCGCGAAGGTCGTCAGCTATCACAGAAACGCGGTCGTTCAGTGCTGCTGCGTCCTTTGCATTGCGGCTATCGGAGTCGTCGCAGCCATCAACGGCCGCCGACAAGTCCTTGCGGATGTTTGTTATCTTCTTCAGTGAATCGAAGAGATCTTCGACCTTTCGGTCGGAATCAGTTTGTTTGTCGCCGTACCTGCGTGGCTCGCCGCGCTTCTTCTCGGCTTTAAACGGCCGAGGTGCAGCCGCGTCAAGAGCTTGACTGGCAGGAGCGACAACACTATCATCGTCATGAACTGATTCTTCGCTGGGGACCACTTTTTCAGAAGTAGTGCGCTTATTGTCCTGGCGACCTTTGGCGTTCTTCTGATTGCGGCGCTTCCCAGCGGCGTTCCTGTTGCTAGACCCAGAGGAGCTGTGGTCACTGCAACGAGATGCTCCCCCTCCGACGGAGCTCGTTTCATTATTCTTTTTGGGAGGATAATTAACTCGGGTGCTTCCGAGACTTGCGTTTGAGTGGCTGAGTGATGTGGTGTTTTGTCACACAGCAGCAACGATATGTGCACTGCACACTTTTTTGGTAGGAGGCCTCGCAAGCCGTCAGCCTAAGTTCTAACCTGCTGCGCAAAGCGCAAGCACAGGTCAACTTCTGGCCACCTAGAGATATTACACGGTCTACAGAAACAATCTGAGCACAGCCGTGGCTTGATCTCCAGTACTCCCCTGACACAGTCTTTATCCAGGGTGGGCCCGGTGTGGTAATTGCAACCGCACCAGACCTCCTCCCTCACGCCCCGCACCAAGTCTCATTATCGACGCCTTACGGCTATTGACTGAAGGTGCGCTGCCATTGGCTACTAGTCTGCAAGTCGGACCCCGATGGACACGCGTATCACGCGTCTTCGGTCGTCCACCGAGCATGCAAATGTTAACCACGGTGGTTTTCTGCGCTCAAGACCGAGGCACGTCCTTACGCAGTGTTTGCTCTGAATGAAGGAAATGTCTTGGTTGATCGAGCGTGAAGAGTTCTACGCTCCTTTCCCGAATGTCATGGGAAGCGTAGAAACCACGGCTACTAAATTGGGAATGAGGTGTTATAACTGCGACCCTCGTTAGGGATTTGAAGATTTTAAAAGGTTAATCAGCAACCACAAATCATGGAAGGGTTTTGAAAGGCTCACCCCGAACCGAAATATAATGGTTTTGAAAGGTTCACCAAAAACCAAAATGAGGCCGCGTCACACCTATCGGGCTGCGACTCACCTAAAGTGTAGCGCTAGTGCTGACACTCCAAGAACCAAGGCCGTTACCCAAGTTGGTGAGGATAATGTCCCACTTCCCTGCCAACACAGTATTCTGCGTGGTCGTGAAAGTGATGCTGGGGACAACGTTGTTAGCCGTGACCGTGTAGTAGTACACAGCCGACAGCCCGTTGCCAGGGATGGAGTTCTTGGTGAGGTTGGTTGCGTAAACAGCGGCCGCGGTCGACAAAGTGTTGGTGGCGGTCAATCCAACCGTCACAACAGCAACATCCTGCGCGACAACGCTAGTCGAAGTACTTCCAATGACTATCATATACGTATCGCCAACGTCGGCGTCGCTCAGCGTGACCGTAGGATCAGCGTCGACAGACCCAAGAATGAATGTAGAGGCGGCGCCGTAACGGACACCCGTGCGTGGAGCGCTCGCGTCGATGGGGAAGCGTGACGACACGATTCGGCCAGCGGGCGTTGCGGCTGGGGTGTTGAGCGCCCAGTGCGCATAGCCGAAGCGTGCCGGTGAGATGTGGGGACGGAACAACTCAACGTCATACGACACCCAAAGCTCACCAAGTGTCACGCCTGTCGCAAGGGGAGTCAAAGTGGCAACCTGGAATGTGCCGATGTCCGTGGTAGTCAACGGTAGCGGTCCAGCGCCCTGACGAATGAAAAGGTTGTTGGTGGCGTTGTTCGCGCACTCAACACCGTAAATCATACACTTGTCGGGACGAGCTGAAACCGCAAAGTCGGAATTCTCCATCTGCGGCTTAGACGTAAACGCCGGGGCAGCAGCGTTGTATTCCATGGCCATGATGACGGAGCCCATCGCGGACGCTGCGTTGTAGGGACTGGTGGTCGAGACGAACTCAAAGACCAACCCATGCATGTGGTACTCCTCAAAGTTCCCAGCTATCTGCGCCAAGAACGGGAATGTATTGGACAGTCCTGGGTTGATGGCAAACGACGTGTTGCTGAAAACTCCGGTGGTTCCAACGAACACATCCTGGAGATACTCACGATGACGAAGACGCACCGATGTCTTGGAGTCAGAGAAGCTGGCGTACTCAGAGGCGCCTGAATACCTGACGAGGGAGTTGTGCGCCACGTCAGTGATGTTGGTGGAGTAGTCTCCGCTACCGATGAGCTTAGAGAAACGCTGCGCAAGCATCTTGCCTGCCGACGCGCCCGCCATAGCACCACCGGGCCCCACCAAACCTCCGAGGGAGCTGCCCAAAGCAGCCCCACCAGTCTCGAGGACCGACTTCACCGCAGGGCGAATCGCACTCAAGAGTGAGTTCTTGAGCGCCTCGTAATCGCCGCTCCCCTTTATGGGAACCGAACGCTTGATAGCATTCGCAAACGCGGCCTTGTTTTGCTTGTTTTTGTTTTTATTCTTGTTCTGAACTGGAATCAAACTTCACACTCCGTACTGCATGATCACGCTGTACGGTGAGAGGAGGCTGCACTAGCTTATGTGCAGTTTTATGACACGCTCCTTAGCCACTAAAGGCTCGCGTGGTGACATGTTAATCCCGCAGGAAGGGCCTGATCGTACTCCGCTAGGGCCGAATCTAACCTCCCATATCCTTAGTCAAGGTGCTAACTCTGTGGTGTGTTAGGGAAGTTTCGCCATTGGTGCAGACCCACGATAAACATAGTATCCTCCGCTGACGGATATCCACGATTTAGAACGGCGTGGCAGCCGTACCACTATATCACCGTGGTGGGTGTGTGCAGTCAATCCGACTGCACATTGGCTCATGACCCATCTGGTTACTCAGTGCACGCTAATCACTATGTCGTGCCATATTCAACCTCCAGATGGACCGCGTTAAACCGCGTCGTCGATGTGGGTTACCACAATCGCCGGAAAACTG